AAAAGACCCAAATAGTAATTTGGTAAATGGTTGGAAGCACATAGTGTATGAAGAACCCACCAATAATTCTACTCAACAAAAAATAGAAAAAGAAATTACTGATAGAGAAAAATTAGATAAAGTATGGGAGATGATGCTTGGACCAGATTATAAAATATTACTCCATCTTAAAAAGAAAGCAGACTTTATTGAGAATAATTCTACTCAACAAAAATAAGTGTATTTATTCTGTATGGATAAAGATACTCTTATCGCCGCATCAAATATACTTACACCAGTCGCCGTAGGGATTGCTGTAATCAATCCAATTACATTTCTTACCATCTTATCTATCTCAACATCTATTATCTTAAATGCGATACTGATATACAAAAATCTCAATAAGAAAAAAGATAATTTACTTGACTGATAAAAATAGAATTACTATATTTATTAAAAGTAATAAGAATACCCATTTTTAGTTCTTTGAGAAATCCTACTATGAAGTCCGTTCTATGTAGGATTTTCTTTTTAAGAAAAATGTGGATAATTATTGGGTGTAAGGAGTTCTTGTTTCCCTGTCTCTAAATATTCTTTCTAAATTACCAAGATGCTTACACCCTAAAATCCCTGTAAAACAGGGATTTTTTTTATTAAATAATTTTAATTTTAATTTTTTTGAGTATATTTATAGAGTATGATAGATTTGAGCGAACTTACAAAGGATTATTACTCCAAGAGTGAGGTAGAAAAGGAACATATCAAAAGTTTAATATACGCTGATTTAATACAGATTACTATTGAGGAGGAATTAAATTATCTCCAATTAAAAAAAATTGTGGAAAACTTTAATAAAAAAGTGATAGAACAAGAGGAATATGAAATAGCGGATATTATCAATATTGTATTTAAGGAATTAGAAATAAACTATTATGGAATAAAAGAAAATGGGCTGTAATTGTAAGGGGGGAAAATCAAAGCCCCTAAATAATGTGAATAACCAAGATACTCTTAAAATAGTAAAAGAGATTTTTGATAGTGTAATATCGGGTAAAGATATAAATGATTTTACTGATTATGATAAATTGGAAATACTCAACGCATATTCTATGCTGTATCCCAATAGTTCTCAACAACCCGATATTACTGATGCGGTAAATAAGATTACTCACGCATTACAATTTTTAGTAGTGAATAAAACAAATATTAAAAGATAAAATATATGGAAAAGAAAAAAGTAGGGAGACCCCCATTAGAGCATACTATGAATACTGCGTGGTATGATATAATAATTGACGCTGGTAAATCAGGTAAGCATATTACCCAATTCCTCATAGAAATAGGTATTTCTTGGGAAGGACACTATAAATTATTAAAGAGAAATCCCAAATATAATGAAGCCGTGGGTGAGTATAATAAATTATGTGAAAATTACTGGTATAATATGGCACATAATTCTATGGCTGATAATGGTGGAGCAGGATTTAATAGTAGATTATGGGCTCTCATAATGAAAAATAAGTTTGGTAATAATTGGACTGACCAAAGTAGAGTAGATATTACTACGCAGGGTGATAAGATTGATAATTCACCCATACAGATTGAGATTATTAAATCAAGGATAGATGAGTAAATTAAATATAGAAAGCGGAGTGATGATGGTAAAAGATATTTTACCTAATCCAAATAATCCAAGAGTGATTAAAAAAGAACAATTAAATAAATTAAAGAAATCCATTACTGATTTTCCAGATATGCTTTCATTACGCCCACTTGTAATTGATGAGAATAATATTGTGGTAGGTGGTAATATGAGATTAAAGGCTCTTACAGAATTAAAGATTGTAGAAGCACCTTACATCAAGGTATTTGATTTAGATGATGAAAAGAGAAAAGAGTTTTTAATCAAGGATAATTTATCATATGGAGATTGGGATTGGGAAAGTATCCAAGAGGATTGGAATATTACCGATATACAAGATTGGGGATTAGAAATACCGAGTTGGGTAAATGATGAGGATATTGAGCCCGAGTTTGATAAAGATGAAATGGATTACACTATGAATAGATATATTCAGGGAAAGATAAAACAGATTATCTGTTATTTCTCACCCGAGCAGTATGAAAGAGTAATTAAACAATTACAATACATTACCCAAAATGAGAATATGGAAAGTCATACTGATTGTTTGATTTACCTATTGGATTTATACGCAGAGCAGAAAAATCTAAAAGAGTAATGGTAAAAAAAGTAATCGCCATCGGTGGTGAGCCGGCTACTGGTAAATCAACATTAGTAAGGGAATTGATGAAAGATTATACCCTATCCCAATTTAAGTATGGATTGGTGAGAGGTAAGTATGATGAATTACAAAATGTATATTTTATTGGAGTATTTGATGGCGGCACTTTTGAGGGCACAGATAAATTGAGTATGGGAGTTCAGCCTGATTTTGTAAAGTTCTTAAAGTATTGTAATGGGATTGTAATTTTTGAGGGGGATAGATTGTTTAATAATAAATTATTCAGTAATGATTTTCCCTTCATTAAAATAGTTCTTACAGCATCAAATGATACAAAGAATAAAAGGCATAGGGATAGGGGAGATAATCAATCACAGGTGTTTTTAAGTAGTAGAATTACAAAGATAGATAATATAATTAAATCCCACCCTGATACAATCATTTTAGAAAATGAGGATAATGGTAATACCATAAATAAAATCAAAGAATATATTAAATGAAAAGATTAGATTTACAATTTAAGGAGATTGATATTTCCACCTATAAAAAAAGAACGGCATTATTGAGTGATGTATCCAAGATTATTACTGATGATGTAATGATTTATGTAGATAATCAACCTGTATTATTATACACCAAAATTACAGATGATACAAAGCATTTAAGGTGGGCTGTAAAAAATGTAAAATACTCTACGGGAAAAAGATTTAGGGGCTTACTATCCCAAAGTGCGATATTCGGGTATTCTCCCCGTAATGTAATCAGGCACGACTACTGCTCCATTACTTATATGGCAGAGAAACAACCAAAGCATCACCATATCATCAGTAATTTTGTGGATAAATTAAATGGGTATTATGAAAAGTATTTTCCGGAAACATACAAAAAACATAAGGAGATGGTGAGTGAAAAGGTATTAAAGGATTGGACTATTGGTGATACACCTTTTACATCAGGTATAGTAAATAAAAATAATCCATTAAAGTATCATTTAGATACTGGTAATTTTAAGGGTGTATTATCCAATATGATTGTTTTTAAGAAAGGCACATCAGGGGGGCATCTTGTAATACCTCAATTAGATTTAGCGTTGGAGGTAGTAGATAATTCACTTACAATATTTAACGGGCAGGAAATCTTACACGGAGTATCACCAATAGAGTATGATGAAAAAGATGGATACAGATATTCGGTAGTATATTATTCTTTGGAACAGATGTGGAAATGTGACCCCATAGATGATGAGATTATTAGGATTAGGCAGATGAAGACGGAAAGAGAAATCAATAGGCTTGACCCCGAGCATCACCAAAAATTAAAAGATTACTTTGGATTATGATTACATTATCACCATCACAAGAATTATTCTTATCTGTATTAGAAAAGAGTTTAGGTATTGTATCCATCGCATTACAGAAGGCAGATGTAAGTAGAGATGAGTTTGTATCTTGGCAGGATAATATAGAGTTTAAGAGGAGATTAGATTTGATAAGCGACACATCAGTAGATTATGTAGAAAATAAATTACTGGCTTTAATCAATAAAAATGATTTATCTGCTATACAATTTTACCTAAAAACAAAAGGTAAAAAGAGGGGATATTAAAATGAAAATATCTACTACATTAGTATTTGAGAAATTATTAGAGAGTGATGAATTGAGTAAGAGGATAGTGGTCGCACAGGGCGGGTCAAGGTCGGGAAAGACATACAATATCCTTATCTATTGGATTTACAAATTACTCCAAGAGGAGAATAAAACTTTATCTATTGTAAGGAAAACATCACCTGCGATGACCAATTCCGTATTGAGAGACTTAAAAGAGGTATTGGAATTATTCGGGGTGTATAAAGATGAGAACTGGCATAAGGGAGGTA